TCCTGCAGAAGATGCTTGCTGCGAAGCAGGCAGCGTCGATGCGCGATCCGTCCCTGCGGCGCAACGCAGCGCCGGGGCAGGGCTCCATGGCAAACGCAGGCCCTGCAATCCCCGGCCTGATGGGCTCGCAGAGCGGCCCCGATCCAAATCCGTTCTCGCAGGTTCCCGGCGGTGGCTCGACGGCGAATGCGCTGCCGCCGGCAAACCCCCTCGCCGATGAGAGGGCCGCATCACAGGAACTCTCGGGCAGTGCGCTCGCCAATGCTCTGCTGGGATACGGCCTCGCGGGCGCGTCTTTGACGGCACCACCTAACCCGCTGTCTTTGCTAGGTGCTCTCGGCGGCGGCGCCTACGGCATCATCAACAACCAGATATCGCGCAATGCCGGCGCCAACGCCCGTCGCCTCGGCTACCAGGGAAACTGACCATGAACGTCGAACAGCTTCTCACCCAGGTCATCAACCTGGTCCGCACCTGGGCCAAGCGGATTGCAAGCCTCCTGCTCGCCGTCTTCGCGCTCCTCGTCATGCTGAAGGCGCTCGGCTTCCCGACCTACATCCCGGTCCCGACGATCGGCTGGCAGGAGCTCGGCGTCTTCTTCGCCGGCATGGGCTACTACCTGCACGGGGCGAAGTGACGACCATCACCGAGGGCTACCGCGCGCTCAACGCCGAGCTGCACCGGACCCGCAAGGACTACGGCAGGCGCGGCGGCCGTCATGCGGCGAGGGTTCTGAAGCTGCTCAAGCGGTTCGACGCCGCGACCGTGCTTGACTGGGGTGCTGGCAAAGGCGGTCTCGCAAAAGCGCTGCCTGACGTTGACGTCCGTGAATACGATCCCGCCATCCCCGGCAAGGACACGCCTCCGGCGCCGGCGGAAATCCTCGTGTGCACCGATGTTTTGGAGCACGTGGAGCCCGCCTGTCTGGACGACGTGCTCGCCGAGCTGGCTCGCCTCACCCTCAAGGTCGCCCACGTCGTGATCGCGACGCAGCCCGACCAGACCAAGCTCCTGCCGGATGGCCGGAACCCGCACCTCATTGTGCAGGACGCCGGCTGGTGGCGCGAACGGCTCAGGCCCTATTTCCGGGTTCGCCAGGACGACAAATGCTCGAAGAACGTCACGTTCACGCTGTTCCCGCGTTGAAGCCCCGCATCGAATCCCTGTGGTTTGGGGACGGGAAATATGAGCGCATGGCCAAGGTCTTCGAGGCCACGGCCCGTCGGCATTGCCCTGAATGGACCCTCAACCTGCGCCGGGTGGAGCAGATCGACATTCCCCGGCACCGCGCCGCGGTCCAGGGCCACGTCTCGAACACGCAGAAGCTAGAGGACTGGAACCAGATCGTTCAGCACGCGCCCGACGGCGCCCGCCTCCTGCTGATCGACGCCGATACCGCCATCGTCAACCCCATCGACGACGTATGGGAGCGGGACTTCGACATCGCCTACACCTCGAAGCGCTCGAGGTTCCCGTTCAACCTCGGTGTGATCTTCGTCCGCGTTTCCGCGCCCGCCCGCGCCTTCTTCGCCGCTTGGACCGCCGAGAACCGGCACATGCTGCAGAAGAAGGCCGTGCACCGCCTCTACCGTTCCCGTTTCGGCGGCATCAACCAAGCCTCCTTCGGCCGCACCCTTGAGACCGACGCGGTACGCGGGGTGAACCTGCTTGGAATCCCCTGCGTCGAGTGGAACTGCGAGGACAGCGCCTGGGAAAGCTTCGACCCCCGGAAGACCCGCATCGTCCACGTGAAGAGCGCGCTTCGCAGGGCCATCTTTGATCGGAACGCGGAGGACATGGCTCGCCCCGGCGTCCAGCGCCTTGTCGAGGTGTGGAAGCAGCTTGAGGCCGAACTCATGGAGCCAGCATGACCCGCTACGTCATCCGGCCAGCTCAGCTTGATGAGGGCTGGTGGGAGCAGCCGGTGTCTCCGCTCCCGCACCCGACCACATTTGTCTCGGAGCCGGTCCGCACCGGCATCCTTGATCCAGACGGAAACGACATCTTCAAAGTGCCGGACCCTGTTGGGTTCCTCGCGCGCTAATGTTTCACGTGCAACATAAGTCAATGCCCATTTTTTAATTGGGCGAAATTGGGAAAATGGGAAAGAAAACCGGCAATCCTCGCGGCAGACCGAAAGGCGCCAAGAGCCAGTTCACCAAAGAGCGTGAGCAGAAGGTCGAGGCTGCGGCGAAGGCTCTTGAGGGCTTGTTGCCCGAAGCCTTCAAAGGTGACGCGCACGCTTTTCTCATGGCCGTCTACAAGGACGCATCTAACCCGATCAAGGACCGCCTCGCTGCAGCGACCGCCGCCATCGGCTACGAGAAGCCGAAGCTCGCTGCTGTTGAGGTCCAGGCCGAGATTGACGCAACAGTCGCGGTGAGCCGGATCGAGTTGGTCGCTCCCTCTATCGTGAGCGATGACCACGCAGCGCATTGAGCTGCCCCCGAAGCTGATCCCGGTGTTCTCCGGTGAGGCCATGTATCGGGGATCGTACGGTGGGCGCGGATCGGCCAAGACGCGGTCGTTCGCCAAGATGGCTGCAGTCTTCGGCCTGCGGTTCGCCAGGGCAAATCAGCCTGGCGTCATCGTGTGCGGTCGCGAGTTCATGAATTCACTGGCCGAAAGCTCGCTAGCCGAGGTGAAGGCCGCGATCGCTTCTGAGCCCTGGCTGGCGGCGGCGTACGATGTTGGTGAGACCTACGTCCGCACCAAGTGCAAGCGCATCGAGTTCGCCTTCATCGGTCTCCGGCACAACCTGGACAGCATCAAGTCGAAGGCGCGTATCCGCCTGCTGTGGGTCGATGAGGCAGAGCCAGTGTCTGAGACGGCATGGGCGAAGGCCATCCCGACGGTGCGCGAGGAAGGATCCGAGATCTGGGTCACATGGAACCCGGAGCGTAAGAAGAGCGCCACGCATAAGCGGTTTCGGGAAGACCCGCCTGACGGCGCCAAGATCGTGGAGCTCAACTGGCGGGACAACCCGTGGTTCCCGGACATCCTCAACCGGACCCGGCTCGAAGATAAGGCCAAGCGTCCGGACCAATACGAGCATGTGTGGGAAGGCGATTACGTCACGGTCGTTGAAGGCGCTTACTTCGCCAAGTCGCTGACAGAGGCGAAGCCGCGGATCACCAGGGTCTCGAAAGACCCGCTCATGTCCATAAAGGCGTTTTGGGACATCGGCGGCACAGGGGCGAAAGCAGACGCTTGCGCCATCTGGATTGCCCAGTTCATCGGCAAAGAGGTTCGTGTCCTCGACTACTACGAAGCTGTGGGACAACCGCTTGCCACGCACGTCCAGTGGCTTCGAGAGCGCGGTTGGGAGAAGGCAAATTGCTTCCTTCCCCATGACGGCGCCACCAACGACAAGGTTTACGACGTCTCATACGAGAGCGCCCTGAGAGACGCTCAGTTCGAGGTGACGGTCATTCCCAACCAAGGGAAAGGCGCCGCCAAGATGCGCATTGAGTCGGCCCGTCGGCTCTTTCCGAGCATCTGGTTCAACAAGGACACGACGGAAGCCGGCCGCGACGCACTCGGCTGGTATCACGAGAAGAAATCCGAGGACGATCGCAACGTCGGCCTTGGCCCTGAACACGACTGGTCGAGCCATGGCGCAGACGCCTTCGGTCTTATGTGTGTTGCTTATGAAGACCCGAGCCGCGCCGGCAAGACAGCCCGCCTCAAACGCAAGATCTCGAGGGTCGCCTAATTGGCCAAGCCTGAAAAGATGACCGAGGAAGATCTCGTCCGTATCCTCCGCCAAGAGGACGCGGACGCAGCGTCGTATCACGACTCGGAACTGGCCAAGGCACAGGAGGACGGGCTCAATCGCTACTTCGGTAAGAAGTACGGGAACGAGAAGGACGGCCGGTCGACGGTCGTCTCGCACGACATCCAGGACGACGTGAACTCCATCATGCCGGATCTGATGCGGTGCTTCGCGAGCCCCGACGATCTGGTCAGCATCGAAGCCTCGAACCCTGAGGACGACCAGCCCTATCAGATCGGCGTCAACCCGCAGACCGGACAGCCGATCCTCTCCAAGAAGACCAAGGTCGACATTCAGGCCGCCTATGGCGCGCACGTGTTCTTCAAGGACAACCGCGGCAAGGAGAACATCTACGACTTCGCCTTCGACGGCTTGGTGCAGCGCGTCGGCATCATGCAGGTGTCGTTCGAGGCGCCCGAGCCAAAGCCTCCGATGGAGGTCGAGGGCGTCGGCCCGGATCAGTTGGCCAAGTACGTGGCCGATCCGGAATACGAGATCCTGGAGCAGAGCGAAGAACAGGGGCCGAATGGCCCCGTTTTCTCATTGAGCGTTCGCCGTACGCCGGCGATGGGCCGCGTCTACATCACGGCCGTGCCGCCCGAAGAATTCGCCCTCACCAAGACAGCCCGGAACATCTGTGAGGCCAAGTACCACAGGCGGAAACGCCCGCGGTATCTCGCGGAACTGATGCGGGCCTACCCCGACAAGGCGGACGACCTCGAGGCGCTGAAGGACAAGATCGGTACAGACAGCGTGCTGTGGGATGACGGCCGCAAGCAGGCGCGGCACCCTGACGACAACGTTGACCCGGAGCAGAGCGCCAAGGACGACGGGCGGCGGGAAGTCGCCCTGCATGAGGAATACATCCGGATCGACTTCGATGGCGACGGCATTGTCGAGCTTCGCCACATCAAGCGCGTCGGAACCGTGGTGCTGGAGAATATCCAGGTCGACGCCTCGGATTATGTGATCTGGAGCCCGAACCGCGTTTCGCACCGGGCGATCGGGCTTTCGATCGCGGATCTGCTCGAGGACATACAGCGGATCAGAACGGAGATCACACGCAGCTATCTGGACAGCTTGGCCGGCACGCTCAGCCCGCGCACATACGTCAATTTGCAGGCGCTCGATCAGGACGGCATCGACGCCGTGGTCGACAATGACCTGACCGCTGTGATCGGCGTGAAGGGTGATCCAAACACGGCGGTCAAGGAATCCCCATCGCCCGACATTTCCGGCCCGGCGCTATCCGCACTGGAATACTTCGACCAGCGCAAGCAGGAAGCCTCGGGCAACACCAAGCACAAGCAAGGCATGGATCCGCAGTCGCTCAACAAGACGGCGACGGGGATCGAGCTGTTGCAGGCCGCGGCGCGCACTCGCATCGAACTGATCGCCACGTGGCTCGGGGTTGCGCTCGAGGACGTGTTCAAACGGGTGTTCCAGCAACTCGCCGCGCATCAGGATAAGCCGCGCCAGGTCAAGCTCTTCGGGGAATGGTGCGAGGTCGACCCGCGCACATGGTCCGATGACCCGGCCGTGGCCGTGAACGTCGGAGAGGCGGGCGTTTCGAAGCACCAGCGCCTCGGCAACCTGTCGCTCATCGCAGCCAAGCAGGAGCAGGTGCTGCTCAACGCTGGACCGTCCAACCCGCTGGTGACGATCCAGCACCTTCGAAACACCTATGCGCAGATGGCGCAGTGCATGGGCTTCCGTGACCCGTCGCTGTTCTTCGGAGAGGTGCCGGAAGACTTCAAACCAGAGCCGCAGCCCGATCCGAAGGTGATCGAGGCGCAGAAGAAGATCGAGCTCGAGACGGCCAAGGCGCAGGCGGACACGCAGCTTGCGCAGCAGAAGATGACCTTCGACCAGCAGATGCAGGCGCAGAAGATCGCCTCGGAGCGGGAACTCGCTGCGTTCAAGGCGCAGTCCGAGCAGCAGATCGCGCAAATCCGCATCGCCATGGAAGAGCGCATCGCCATGATCCGCATGGACATGGAAATGCGGCTCGAGGAGCGGCGGCTCGACGTGGAATCGGCACAGGCCGAGCGCGACAGCCAGCGCCAGGCCCAAGTCGGCGTCATCGCGGCCAAGGAAAACGCCAAGGCGAAGGCCAAGAGCAATGGCTCAAAGCCCGCCATGAAGAAGAACCGCCCCGGCGGTGATCTCTCTAAGTGAAGCCATCACGCCCGAAGGAAGAGCGTGACGCCGATCAGATCGAGCGCGGGATCGCCGCTGCCCGGCTGATCGAGGATCCGGTGGTGATCGGCTTCTTCGACGCCGAACGCAAGCGTCTGGTGGAAGAGATGATCACCGCCCCGATTGCCGATGACGACGCACGGCGCGCCGCCGCGCTGAAGCTGCAGGCGCTCGCAGACCTGAAAAGTGACCTGATAACCGCGGCCGCGCTCGGCCGAAAGCTCCAAGAGAAGGCAAAACCCAATGGATAAGCTCGCTCGCACCGTTGCCGGATCGAACCTCGTCGCCACCAACCGGTTCTTTCAGGTCTGCTTTAAGCCCGAGGATGAGGGCGCAGGCGGTGGAAGCGAGCCGGGCTTCGACTTCGCCGCACCGACCGAGGCACTATCTCTCGACAAGGGCGCTGCCATCCTCTCCGAGAGCCTGAAAACAGAGGGTGCGCGCGACCGCGAGCCGAATGGCCGCTTCAAGGGAACCGAGAAACCGGTTGAGGAAGATCCCAAGGTCGTCGATCTCAAGACAGGCAAGCCGCCGGTTGCGGAGGAGCCAGCCAAGGCAGAAGCCGAGGACGAAGATCCGGAGTTCGAGTTCGAACCGGAGGCCGAGGGCAAGGAGCCGACGCGCCGGAAGCTCTCCGAGCTTGTCACCGGCTTCGAGAAGGCCGCGACGCTCGAGAAGGAAATCGAGACGCTCCGCAGCCAGGCGAGCAGCATGCCGGCAGAGTTCACGAGCGGCCTGCAGCAGATCGTGCAGGACCGCGGCCGCTACCTGCAGAGCCTCGAGTACGTGGCAAAGCTGTTCAACCCGGCCGAGCCGGACCCGAACCTCGCCAACCCGAACCACCCGAATTACGACCCGAATTCCTATTGGGCCGCGAAGGAAGCGCACGACCGAAGCAAGGCTGCTATCGCGCAGATCCAGCAGGAGTTCGAGGCAGAGTCTTCAAAGCAGGCCGAGCAGCAGAAGATCTTGCTCAACGCCTACATGGCCCGCGAGCGCGAGGCGCTGTTCAAGGCGTGGCCCGAAGCCAAGAACCCGGAGACTGCCAAGAAGGTGAGCGCCGAGCTCAAGAACGTCTACGGCTTCACCGATGAAGAGATCAAGAACACCTCGGATCACCGCATGTTCCTCGTGATCCGGGATGCACTGGAATTTCGCGCGTCTAAGGCGAAAGAGGCAGAGGCGGTCAAGGTCGTCCGCAAGCTGCCCAAACTTGTGAAGGGTGCAGCGCGTAGCACGACCGACTCGAAGGCGGCAGGACGTTCCGCGGCCATGGCCAAGCTGGCCCAGACCGGGAGCATCCACGATGCCGTGAACGCCATTAAGGGCTTGCCCGGCGTCATCTAGCACCCTCAGACAAGGAAAATTGCCATGACCGTCCCCTCTCAGACGGTGCAGACCTTCGCTATGGTCGGCATCCGTGAGGACCTCTCCGACACGATCACCATGATCGATCCGACCGAGGTCCCCTTCTACTCCGGTATCTCGAAGTCGAGCGCCAAGAACCGTACGCCCGAGTGGCAGAACGACGCGCTCGCCGCGCCCAACCCCGCCAACATGACGGTGGAAGGCGACGAGGCCACCAACGACGCCGGCACCCAGCCTACGCGCCTCAAGAACGTGGTTCAGCTCTTCGACAAGGTGGTCGAGGTGTCGAGCACGGCTCAGGCCGTCGAGACCGCTGGCCGCGACAACGAGCTTGCCTATCAGGTTCTGAAGCGCGGCAAGGAGCTGAAGCGCGACTTCGAGGCCCGCTGCACCGGGAACTATGCTTCCGTGCTCGGCAACGCTTCGACCGCCGGTGAGATGGGCGGCGCGGAGGCGTACATCAAAACCAACGTCTCGCGTGGCGGAGGCGGCGCATCCGGCGGCTACAACACGGGCACGGGCCTGATCGTTAAGGCAACCGACGGCTCGCTGCGTGAGGCCACCGAAACCTTGCTCAAGGGCGTGATCCAGTCCGCGTGGACCCGTGGCGGCAATCCGTCGACCATCATGGTCAATGGTGCCATGAAGCAGAAGTTCTCCGGGTTCCAGGGCATCGCCACACAGTACCGCGACAATCCCGGCACCAAAGCCGCCGTGATCATTGCTGCGGCCGACGTCTACAAGTCGGACTTCGGCCTGCACTCGATCGTGCCCAACAGGTTCATGTGCCACGGCGCGTCGCCGCGCGATTCCACGTGGACCAACGGCGCGCGCACCGACATCGAGGACGCCAACCGCACGGCGCTGATCCTCGACATGAGTTCGTGGAAAGCGAAGTTCCTGCAGCCGATGAAGACCGTGCCGCTCGCCAAGACCGGCCACTCGGACCGCAAGATGCTATACGCCGAGTGGACGCTCGAGTGCGACGACGAGAAGAAGAACGGCGTGCTGGCCGATATCGACACCGACAACGTGGACGCCTCCTAACGTGGGGCAGCGTCGTCTCCTAGAATACGACCCGCACCGCGGGCTTCGTATCGACTTCGAACCCTTGGAGGGCGGCGAGTTCGCCCTCCATTACTCCCAGGACGTCGAGCCTCTGCTCGATCACAACAAGGCCTGCCAGGGCGAGAGCATCGACCGCAAGAGCGAGTTCCGCCACTACGCGTCGGTCCCTGTCACGGTGCAATACCAGTGGATCAAGGAATACGGCGTCGATCCCTTGGCGCCAGAGCACCAAGACCTGCTCGCACGGCTCCTGAACTCGAACGAGTACAGGTACTTAAAAACTCAGGAAGTTTTCATATGACCCGCAAGAACAAGGTCGTCAAAGACCCCGTGGACCAGACGCCGATCGAGACCGACGAGCCCGTTTTCGAGCCGCCGAAGCCCGAGAAGAAGGCACTTCCGGCAAAGCGCCGGGTCGAGATCACGCCCGCCGGCGCGCACGCTCAGTGCTGGTCCGAGCATGGCATGCATGAGACCTCGGGCGAGATCGTAGAGACCGGCTATGCCGACGTGTTCGTCGAGCGCGGCTGGGCGAAAGAGGTCGGCTGATGGCGCTCGGCACGCTCGCGGAGCTTAGGGCGGCCGTGCTCGGTCTCAGGACCGACATGGAGGCCAACTTTGCGAGCCAGATCCTGCCACTGGCAGAGCAGCGCATCTTCTACGGAGATGGGCCAGTCGCGCCGCTGCGCGTCCTGCCGATGGAGACGAGCGCCACGCTGTCGTTTACGAACGGCGTCGCCTCTCTGCCGGGCGATTTCCTCGACAAGCGGTCGCTCTATTGGGAAGGCACCGGCGGACAGGTTGCGGCTCCGAGCTATGAGCCCCCCGACGTCTTCTATACCGAGAGCTACAACCGGCGCGGCGGCTCGTGGCCGCTGGCTTACACCGTCGAAGGCAACGCGGTGAAGATCGCCCCCGCGCTCTCCGGGTCCGCGAAGCTGCTCTATTACCAGCGTCCCGCGGCCATGACGCAGGACGGGCACACCAACGTTATCCTCGCCAAATGGCCGGGCGTGTATCTGTTCTCGTGCCAGATCGACCTTTACCGGTTGCTCCGCAACGATGGCGAGTTGCAGAAGGTGCGCCAGTTCTACGCCGATGCGGTCGGCGCCGCGAACCGGCAGGCCGTGGTCGCGCGCACGTTCGGCGGAGCGCTCAAGAAGCGGGTCGGGTTCGGGGTCTGATGCGTCCGAAGCAGCCGATATCCTTCGGGCAGTTCGCCCCTGACCAGTCCCTCATCGGCGGGCAGAGCCAGCTTATCAAGGGCTGTCTGCCGCTGTCGGGTCGGTACGCACCGCTGTCTGATCTGCAACAGGTTCGCGCCGGATCGGTGATCAACGACGGGTGTCTCGGCGGGCGCAGCTTCTACGATTCCGCAGGCTTCCCGGTCACGTTCCTTGCCGATCATGGACGGCTCTATCGGGTTGTCGGCAAGATCCCGTCCGATGTGTCGAAGTCGGGGGGATACTCGTTCTCGTACGATTGGGGCGTCGCATTCGAGCAGTTTGGCGACAACATCGTCGCCGTCGGCCGGGGTGTGGACCCGCAGCGGTACATCCTCGGCTCGTCGGAGGCGTTCGCCGATCTCGATAACGCGCCGCAGGGCGATACCGTGTTCCGCATTCGCAACCACCTGTTCATCTGCGCCGGCAACATCGTCAACTGCTCGGGCTTCAACAACATCACGCAGTGGGAGCCGTCGGCCGAGACGCAGGCGTTCGTCAACGAGGTGAACCAGTCCGCCGGCCTGATCGTCGCCGGCTGGGGCGGCGAGCAGGGCGCCATCTTCCAGGAGCGCGGTATCATACGCTTGACGTACACTGGCGCGGCGGCACCGTTCATATTCGACGAGGTGGAAGGCGGCCGCGGAGCCTGTGGACCTCATGCGGTGGCGCCCTGGGGCAAGATCGCATTCTGCGCGGCCGAGGACGGTTTCTATACCTTCGACGGCCTAGCCGCGACGCCGATCGGTGGCAACCGTGTGGACCGGTATTTCGCGAACCGCCTGAACTACGGATACCGGCACCGGGTGTGGTCGGCGGTCGACGCCAAGCGCAAGTGCTGGATGGTCGCATTCCCGACCGAGGGCGCGATCTGGCCGACGGAAGTGCTGATCTACTCTTGGGCCGACGACAAGTGGACGCATGACGTCCTCGATACACAGTTCGGACTCGAGATTCATCGCGAGCCGGTCGACGCAGACGACGAGGAAGGGCTGATCGCTCTATTCGGCACCGCAAATGCCGATGATCCGGTGTTCGCCAACGTATCGGCGGACAGCCCAATCTTCCGTGAGAGCCGCAAGGAATGGGCGGTGCTCGACGGGGACCGCAGGCTCTGCCAGTTCAACGGGGCGAGCCGGGCAGCGAGCCTGTCGACGGCGACCTACGACGTGGCGGGGAAGAATACGTTCGTATCCGAGCTGTGGCCGATCGTGGACGCGGCGCCGGAATATGTGACTGGACAAGTCGCAACGCGGCTCAAGCGGCTCGACGAGACCGAGACGGTTTCCCCGGCGTCCCAGATGAATACCGAGGGTTTCTGCCCGGTTTATGCGGAGGGGCGTTATCAGCGCGGCATCGTCAACGTGGCCGCTGGTGCAACCTGGACGGAAGCAACCGGAATCCATACCGACGCGGGAGAGAGCGGTGAGCGCTGACGGGTCGCTGTTCGTCACGCCGCCGGGGAAAAGCCCGGAGCAGCTCTACCAGACGCTTGTCGTCCTGATCACGACGCTGAACCGGATCAAGACGGCGGATGCCACCGACCTCACCGCGGTCAATCAGGCGCTTGGCGAAGCGCAGCAGCAGATCAACGATCTGTGGGAGGCCGTCGAGAGCGGCGGCGGTGGCGGCGGTCTGACGGCACAGCAAGCCTGGGAACTCTCCCTCGTCACCGCCGTCGACACGATGCTGGGGTCAGTTTCGAACGCTGTTCTTGAGAGCATCAAGCAGAGCCAGAAGGCTGCGGAGGCGACGATCCGCTCCCTGCTGCAGGGCCAGAACAACAAGGTTGCGATCCGCGTCGAGCAACAGGCGAGGTTGACTGAGCGGGAAGCGTTCGCGAGCCAGGTCGAAACGGTGCTCGCGCGGCTGGGCCTTGCGGAAGCCTCGATCACCACGGAGACGACGGCGCGCACCAATGCCGACAACGCGCTGTCGCTCGTCGACCAAAACATCACCACGGCGCTCAACGGCAACATCGCTCAGTTGAACATCCTGGCCACGTCGATCGACGGTATCGAGCAGAAATTCGCGGTGACGCTCAACGAGAACGGGCAGGTCACCGGCCTCGTACAGTTGGACGGATCGCCCGCCGGCACGAATTTCACGGTGGTTGCGGACAAGTTCCAGGTCGCCCAGCCCAACGAAACGGGCGGTGCGCCGAAGCCGGTCTTCTTGCTCGGCGACATCGCCGGCACGCCGACGCTGGTGTTCCACGGCGATATGTTCGGAGACGGGACGATCACGGCCAACAAGCTCAACGCGGCGTCGATCGCGACGCTCTACATCGCGGATCCGACGAACACGTATTATTACGACTTTGCGAATGGAGCGCAGGGGCGAACGGACGGGACATTCCTGATCGACGCCAAGAACAGGCTGTTCAAAGTTTCCTCGTCATGACGGTAACGCTGCTCGGCGACGGCGCGACGGGTGTTGTGTCCATCTACACCGGAGATCCCACTGATGAATCTCCACATAACGACCCCCTCAATCACCTTGGGCGGCTGAAATTCCACTCGTCGCTGGCGTATCCGAAGGTCATCAGCGAATGGACGGGAACGGTCAATTTCCCGGCGCGCGCAATGTTCAACGGCACCATCTGGGTTTCACCGGTTGGGGTCGCGACCCAGAGCTACACGCTGTTTGCACACGGGCGACCGGGTCAGCCTTGGGTTCTCGGTTCAGCTCGCATCGGCACGGTGGACGTTGCCATGGTCGGCAGCGTACCGGTTCAGCAGGCATTCTCTGCGAATAACCCATCTATCCTGCATCCTTGGCTCAGATGGGTATCTCTGGGCGCAGACGCGACCAACGTCTACATCTTCGAATACACGGTTATAAGGCACATCGCGAGCACCAACGCGTCAGCTTTCTTGAGCATGCCGGCCGTGGGCATCGACTTCAAGGTTTGGGTGACGGACGAACTGCTGTCATGACGGATACGATCGACATCACGGAGAGCCGCGCCATCTTCAACGGCGGCCAGTTCGATACCGATTTCCGCTATCTGAGGACGACGGCAGCGGGCGTCATGACGACCATGCTTGCCGGACCTAGCATAGCTGTCATCTTCAACCAAAGCTTCGACCAGATCGCCTATCGCTACAAGTGCGGAAGCTACATTGTCGTGGCGAACACGAACAATCAGAGCGCACCTGCAGACGTCGCCAACATCGCGAGTGGAATAGCGCTTTGAGTTTCGAAGCCGATGCCGGACGCATTCTCATCAGGGATGCGTCCGGCAACATCCGTCTCAATACCGATGACGGCCTCTTCCATATCGTCAACTCCGGCATCTCCGGGACGCTTAATATGGCGGCCGTCACCATCAACAACAGCACGAGCGCAGCCAACCGCAATCGGACAGATCCGTTCAATCTGGGCTCCGTTCATCCCGATTGCACGCATGTCATTGGCGCCGTGCGCTTCGGCGGATCGGGGACCTGGGGCGTCGCCTTTGGTCGCTGGACGACCTACATGGGCGGAACCCTCGTGTGGGCTATGACGGCGCCCGGAACCACATCCGGTACGGCCGGAGACATCCTGTCCAACCCATATTTGGGTGTTCTCTACCGGTTTTACGTGAGTGCCGGCGCGCTCTTTATGGAGCGGCGGCTGATGGCGCCATCCCTGCCCGGGAGCGTCACGCTCACCATTCTGGCGCATAGCATCGACTATCGACTTAAAACTGGCCTCTTCACCTAGGATCACATGACAGCCTGGTATCGCGCCGGGACCGTCACTGCCACCAATGGCAGTACGACGGTCACCGGCAACCTCACTGCATTCCTGTCGAACGTGAAGGTCGGGGACCTGTGGGCTCCCGACGCGGACGAGCGCGGCTATGAGGTCAAGGCCGTCACCGGCAACACCGAGATCGAGATCTTCCCGGCCTACGCCGGATCGACCGGCAGCGGCAAAGAGTACGGCATCGCACGCATTTCGCCGAACTGGAACTCGGTGTCGGAGATGTCGGTCGCGCTGGCCGACATCCTCGCCACGCAACAAGCGATCCTCACCAGCAACGGCGTTCCGGACAACTCCATCGGCCAGGACGGCGACGTCTGCTTCCGCCAGGACGAGGCGGAGTACTACCGGAAGGAGTCCGGAGAGTGGGTGCTGGTCACCGCGTTGACCGGCCCGCCCGGCCCTGGCGGGCCGAGCTTCGCCGCGACGAGCACATCGTCGGTCGCGATCGGCACCGGGGCCAAGACGTTTACCGTCGAGACCAACCGCGGCTATACGGCCGGCCAGTTCCTCCGCGCGTCGTACGATGCCTCCAATTACATGGAAGGCACGGTCACGAGCTACAGCGGCACGACGCTGATCATCAACGTCGCCTCGGGACGCGCGGTCGGCTCCGGAACGTACGCAGCCTGGAACATCAACATCACGGGCGACCCTGGCCCGACCACGAATCTGACCGTAGGCTCGGTGACTACGGGCTCTGCTGGGTCCAACGCCTCGGCCAACATCACCGGCACGGCGCCGAACCTGACGCTGGATCTCACGATCCCGCGCGGCAACACCGGTGCGCAGGGCAACACGGGGCCGCAAGGCATCCAAGGCATCCAAGGTATCCAGGGCATTGTCGGTCCCGGATACGCTGGCACCAGCACAACATCGCTAACCGTCGGCACCGGATCGAAGTCATTCACTGCCACGACGGGGCTCGGCTTCACGCCCGGTGCCCGCGCGCGCCTTTCTTCCGCGGCCAACGTCCAGAATTTCATGGAAGGTCAGGTCACCGCTTACAATGCGTCGACGGGCGCCATGACGGTTATCATGGACCTGATCGGCGGCAGCGGAACACGCACCGACTGGAACCTGTCGCTTACGGGCCAGCCCGGTCTTGGCACCGGTACTGTGTCGTCGGCTACGGGCGGTATCGAGACCGTCAGCGGCGGCGCCGCGGTGCAGCTTACCAACACAGCCGTAACGCCCGGAACCTACGGAAGCGCCGCCGGCATCCCCGTCATAACCGTCGATCAGAAGGGCCGCATCACGGCGGCAAGCGTGGCGACAATCGCAGATCCCGTCGCTATGGCGATCGTATTTGGAGCCTAGGAACGAATGGCCTTTAAATCATTCCCCGTCTCTCTTGCGGCTACCGATACGGACGTTTTCGAGTGTCCGGCTGCCACAGAAGCTGCCGCGGTGCTGCTGGTCAGCAACGTGTCTGGCAGCGCCAGAACGTACACGCTGAAATTCTACAAGGCGTCTACGGCGACGACAAAGACAGTGCTGTCCGGCGTATCGATCGCGGCGAACACGGCAGCGAAGGTTCCAGCGCCGCTGTCTCTGGAAGCGGGCGATAAAATCGTCATGTCGTGCTCCAACGCCAACGACATCGTTGTCGGAGGCACGATTACCCTTGGCGCGACCGTGCAGGTCATCTCGACCTTTGTCTCCGCGGGTGAATGGGATGACGAGATAACCTACACGGCTAACGTCTCAATCGTGGGCCGGAACGGCAACTCTTACCTTGCTCGACCAAACGTCGCCGCGAACCTTAACCAAGACCCGGCGACAGCCACCGATTTCTGGATGCTGCTCGCCGCGAAGGGCGAGCAGGGTGACGGCGACCTGACGGCCGCGAACAACCTTTCCGATCTTGCGGATCTTGCCACCGCCGTCGCCAATCTCGCGGACGGCAACGCATTCCTGCGCGTCGGTGGCGAGAACCAAGGCCCGATCACTGGCGGCGCGTCGGTTACGCCGAAAGACCTCGGATCTGGAACCGGCACGATCACGGTGGATGTGTCTGACCGCCCGGTGCAGCGGATCGCCAACGATACAGGCGCTTTTGCTCTAGACGTGGATACCAGCCACAAAGGCTCGACCATCGTCATCATCACGAATGACGCTTCAGCAGGTGCGATCACAACTTCGGCTTTCGATCTCTTCCAGGGCGACCCATTCACGACCACTAACGGGCATAAGTGGCGCTGTGTTGTGGAGTATTGGGGGTCGGGCGAGAAGCTTCTCTTTACCAGAAGGATTGCCTGATGGGGCTCATTCATTCACCTAGCCTCCTTCATCTCCCCCGTAGAGCACTGCGATATGAATTCGGCTCCGTTTTTCCATCCGGTGCGAATTCGAGTTCATATACAGCAAGTTCGATGAGCTGCGGTAGCCTGCCTAACGCGGGTGAGAACCGTCATCTGCTCGTGATTGTCAGCACGGCCGAGACGGTAAATGCAGCATTGACGGGATTGACCTTTAACGGAGTCAGCATCCTAGGAAGTAACATCTATTATGCATCTAGTGGCGGGGCTGGGAGTCTGACTTCTATTTACGTGTACTGCTTTCTCGATCTCTCAACGACAACTGCCAATGTGGTTGCCACGCTCGCAGGAACAGCCTCCCGTTTTGGTGTCGCGATTGTCAGTCTCTACGGCCTAGAATCACCCGTACCTCTTTCTGAACAAATCGCTCCTTTCAGCACCTCTGGCACTTCCGCATGCGAGACGAGTTTTACCGCATCGTACCCAGGAATTCTTTTCTCAGTAGTCTCCGCGCGAGTAGGATCTAACAGAACATTTACATGGTCGAATGGCACCACGAACGAACTTTGGGATGCCGCGATGGAAAGCGGCACTCATAACTGGACCGGCGCCATCGGTTTCACAACAGCGGTAGGAACGATCACTGCGACCGCGACACCGTCTGGAACCACTCAAACAAGTGACATGGTTTCCTTCGTTTTGAGGTAACGGCATTTTCAGGTGACATTCGGGATAATTCGATGAGCCAGGAAACCCTCGAAAGCCGCGTCGGCGTGATGTTCGGATGCGTGCAGGCGCGGTCTACGACGAACCGCAATTGGACGTGGAGCGCCAACATGTCCGAGCAGTGGGATGCGGTCGTGGAGACGGGCAACACGACCTGGAGCGGCGCGATCGGCGCGCCGGACAGCTTCGATACGCAGCAGATCGACACCGATATCAACGTCAACGCAACGATCAACAACCGCTTGATCGCGGTCGGCTGGCGCTAACCGGGTTCACGAGATGCCCAAGATTTCCGACAGAGAGAAGCGCCATCAACTGCTGATTGGGCGCATACTGGCGTTCATGGAGTTTTTCAGGTGGCGAAACCTTAAGAGGCTGTTTCGTCGTTGAAGGAGTTGGGGCTGGCTTTCGCCGGCCAATTTTACAAGAGGCACCCGCAATCCCGATCCTGATACCCGTTCCGTCCCCAGAGGTCGGAGCGAAATGGCACTTGGCAGAACGCTGGGTAGAGAGCGCGGTCGCGGAAGGTGCCCTCGTCAGCACCGCCGCGGACTACTTGCAGAAGTGCTTGTCCCGTCACGCGCAACTCTGGCTGATCCGTGACGAGGACCAGACCGTCGGCGCCGGCATCACGGAGATCTACGACACGCCGAAGGGCCTCACCTGCGCGGTGCCGGTGCTCGCCGCGACAGATTTCGGCGTTCTGCGCGTGCTGTTCGAGGAACTCGAGCTTTGGGCCCGGGCGGAGGGCTGCGTGCGGCTCGAAGGGTACGGCCGGTTTGGCTGGGTGCGGGCGTTGAAGACCAGCGGTTGGCGGCCGATCGCTGCCGTCATCGAGAAGGATATCTGAGATGGGCGAGACCAAACAGCGGCAGTCGCAGACGCAGACGCGCGATCCCTACAGTGCGGCTAAGCCCGCCATCGATCAGTCGATTTCGGGGGTGCAGAACTGGCTTTCGAACCCGGCGAGCTCCGCGGCCTATCAGGGCGGCATGTCGGACTGGACCAACAGCGGGCTCACGAACCTCGCCGCGTCGAGCGGGGCGAACCAGTCGCGCGACTACCTCTCGGACGTGATCAGCGGCAAATACCTCGCCCAAGACAACCCCTGGCAGGCGGATCTCGACGCCTCGATCCGCGCCGCCGTCGCGCCGTCGATCAACTCGACCTTCTCCAACGCCGGGATGAGCGGCAGCACCCTGCACCAGGGCTCGCTCATGCAGGGCCTCACCTCTGGTCTCGCCGCGCCACGGTATCAGAACTACATGGCCGAGCGCGCGAACCAGACCAGCGCGGCCGGGCTGCTCCCCGACGTCGACAACCTGATCAGTCAGAACCAGATCACGGCGGGTCAGACCAAGGAAGCCTATGACCGGGCGCAGTTCGAGGAAAACCGCCTCGCCGGCCTGCGGCCCTACCTCGAGACGCAGGGGTTGCTCGGCCAGTACGGCAACATGGGCGGGACGACGACGAGCAAGTCAACCACGACGTCGGACCCGAGCCTCGGATCTCAGATCGCAGGCGGTGTGATGACCGGCGTCGGGCTCATGACCGGAATGCCGCAGATCGGGATGATTGGGACCGGCGTCGGCAACCTCGCGAAAGGCGCGCCCTGGTCCTACGGCTCATCGTGGACGCCTTGGGTACAGGGAGCCTAAGCCATGGCAGGCATTTGGAACATTCCCGACGACGAGCCGCAGGGCCTGCTCGGCGGTCTGCAGCGCGGCTTCACCAACCCGATGACGCTGTCCGGCCTGGGCTTGCTATCCGGTGGCGGATGGGATGGAGCCATGCAAGGAGCTCGTCTTGGCATGGGCTTCGACGAGCAGCGCCGGCAGGACGCCGCGCGGCAGCAGTTCGATGGCCTGCTCCGCACCGTCAATGCGCCGCCGGATATTCTTTCGATCGCACGCATGCAAGGCCCGCAGGCAGGAGCGAGCACGCTTGCTCAGTGGCTTGATCCAGCCCGGAGCGCGGATCTCGACCTCAAGAAAGCGCAGATTGCCAAGATACAGCGGGAAAACGCGCTGGCGACGCAAGAAGCCGCCCGCAGGAAGGCAATGTATGATGCCTTCATGAGCCCTGGGTCGTCACCCGCGACGGTTCAAGACAATTCCGCACCGGTGTCACCAGCCGCCGCGCGTTTCGCGGCTCCTGGCCTTGCGGGTCAGACAGCAGTCGCACCGCAGCCGCAGACACCACAGGAGATCTTCAATGCGCTGCCCCCGAACAAGCGCGCGCAAGCGCAGATGGCGCTTGCGGCCGGCGATCTGGAAGAGTTCAGGAAAATTCTTGGCGAGGGCCCGCCGCAGATTGCCGACAATCTAACGCCAGGAGAGAAGCGAGTCGATCAGACTTTCGCGAAATCGTATGAGGATTTCGTGCTCAGCGGCGGTGCGGCTGACTTCGACAAGAACCTGTCGCAGATGCGGGGAGTTTTGAAAGAACTGACGTCTCCGGAAGGCGCGAATCTAACAGGTCCGGTTCTTGGCCGTATGCCCGACATTGTGACCGCCTTCACCAATCCGAAGGCAGTCGACGCAAGGCAGCGCGTCGAAGAAGTCGTGCAGCGTAACCTGCGCATTATACTCGGCGCACAGTTCACGCAGAAAGAGGGCGAGAACCTGATCGCTCGCGCCTACAACCCCGCTCTTGACGAGGCGACTAACGCCAAGCGCCTCGAACGCTTGATCGTGTCCATGGAGAAGATGAAAGAGGCAAAAATGAAGGCCATGGATTACTTCGAACGGAACGGCACGATGAAGGGATTCCGTGGCACGACACAGTTCAGCGTGGACGATATTCTGGCCGACCTGGACACCCCGCAGCAAAGCGAGGTGTCGAAAAACGGCGGCTTCAAATACATTGGAGCGGCTGACTGATGCCACGGCATATCGTCGAAGGGCCGGACGGAAAGCGGCACGTCATAGAAGCCCCAGAAGGGGCGACGCCTGACCAGATCATGGCATTTGTGCAGGAACAGCCCTCGAGCACATTCGATACCGTAAAGGACGTCGCGAAATCCGCCGGCATCGGCGTGGCGCAGGGCGCCATCGGTCTCGCCACGCTCCCAGGCAACATCGAGCAGCTCGGACGCATGGGCATCAACAAGGTTGCCGAGTGGAGCGGAGCGGAAGGCCCGGTGGTGGATCCGCAATCCGTCCTGCCCAATTACGACGGTGTCAAACGCGGCATCGAGCGGAAATTTACGGGCGAATTCTATAAGCCGAAGACGACGGCGGGAGAGTACGCGCGCACCGTGGGCGAGTTCGCGCCTGCTGCGGTCGGCGGTCCGGCGAGCTGGGCAAGCCGAGCCATCCGCGTTGCCGTTCCTGCGGCAGCGAGCGAAACGGCCGGGCAATTGACGGAAGGCACCGCGCTCGAGCCATGGGCACGTCTTGCCGGGGCGCTTGCTGGCGGTCGCGTCGCCAACGCAGGCCAGCGGGCGGTCACACCGCTCCCCACCGATCCCGCGCGGCAGAATGCGGTGAAGGTGCTGGAAAGCGAAGGCGTCACCTCTCTCACCGCTGGCCAGAAGACCGGTCGTCATGCGCTACGCTGGGCGGAAAGCGCAAGCAAGGACACGGCGTTGAGCGGCGGCAAGGCGGCGCAGATGGAGGCGCGGCAGGCCGAGCAGTTCACGCGTGCGACGCTGAAACGGGCAGGCATCAATGCCGACCGCGCCACGCCCGACGTGATGGACAGAGCCTTCACGTCGCTCGGCTCGACATTCGACGCCCTGACGGCGCGCAACAACCTCGTGCCGACGAAGTATTTCATGAACCGGCTGCAAAAGATCGGAGACGATTATGCAGCCATGACCGCCGAGCCGATGCGCGCGCCGATTGTCGGAGAGGTGATCAAGGTGCTGCGCGACCCGGCAACGCGTCAGAACGGCGTTCTCCCCGGGCGCCTTTACCAGCAGTACAGATCCGGACTTGGCAAGGCGGCGCAGGGGCTGCGCGCGCGCGACCCGGCAGCGGCGAATGCCATCCGCGATGTGATCGACGTGCTCGACCGCACGCTGGAAGTCAGCATTCGCTCGTTCAAGGGCAACAACCGCGGTGATCTCGGTGCCTTTCAGAAGGTGCGCGGAAATTACCGCAATCTGCTCGCGATCGAGGACGCGGCGTCGGGCGCCGGCGAAGCAGCCGCCTCCGGTCTGATCTCGCCATCTGCCCTTCGCAACGCCGTCAAGAAACAGGGCAAGCGCGCCTACGTGCGCGGCAAGGGTGACTTTGCCGAGCTTGCTCGCGCGGGCGAACTCGTCATGAAGCCGCTGCCGAACTCCGGTTCCGCGCCCCGCATCAATGCAATGAACCTCTTGCACAGCTTGGGCGGTATCGCGGGCTACGGCGCGGGCGGCATTGAAGGCGCGATCGCCGGTGTTCTCGCTCCCGCCATCGGCTCCCGCGTCCTGATGTCGACGCCGATGCAACGCTGGCTCGCGAACCAGGCCACGGCAGGGTCAGCATTCCGCAATCGTCCGACGGACGTAGCGATGCGCGGCCTGCTCGCATTCCCTGGCGCGGCGGAAGCTGGCCTTCTCGGAGACTACTGATGGCGGAAATATCGGATCTCAGCGTCAACGACGCGAACAACGTTGCCCGGTTCCCGGAAGGACAAACCGTCCCGACCATCAACAACGGCGCGCGGGCGCTGGAAGGCATGCTCGCCCGCGCCAACCGGGACCGCGCGGGATACACCGCAACCACCGGTTCTGCGACCGCCTACGCCATTCTGCCCAACGCCGCCTACCCCGCGCACGCCGCC